TCGTACTCAATAAAATCAGTTTGCTCTGTTGAGTAGTCTGTGCTCACTGTGGCAATAACACCACCATCTTTGTTTGATGAGAGATATTGCGCATTACCAGCAGAAATGCCAGTACTAACAGAAGACACTAAAGAGCCTGACTGGTTAATCCTGTATAGCCTGACTTCCTCATAATCGTCCCCGCTCTGGTTGTCGCTGAATAGTACAAATTTATTTCCTGATGATACTGTAAAGAAAGTTCTGTTAGCGCTTTTAACCTCGACTGGAATGTTTGCTAATTGACCAGTTGATGTGGTGTAAGCAAGCGGTACGCCACCCTCCTGACCTATATTTGTTATAAGCTGCTCATAGTAATTATTTCCGGCAACCTTCCAAAAAACATAAACCGTGTTTCCGTTATTGGATATGCCTTCCGGCTCAGCTAGAGGATCGACGTTTACTATATCCGCAAAATCCCCATAATCGTAAATGAAATTGTAATCAGCATCATACTTGGCAATCTTATATGCAGTGCCGGGGAAAGCCTGCACTAACAAGTAATACTCACCGAAATCATTTTGCATTATGTGGTGAAGCCTTCCGTACCCTGATGGCAACACAAAATTGCCAACCACAATCCTTGCGGCTTCATCTTGCCATGACTCCTCGCCTTGCGATAGATCTGGCTCTGGTATGTCTGACGCGATTAAAACCGCGTCAGTTACCTCTATTGGATTTACAACCTTTAAGGTCACAATCATGCCTCCTGAGTTGTTGTAATCGTTCCGTATCTTAACTGTCTAGATACCTCTTGGAACTCTGATTTAAGCGCTGTCATTTGCTCTGTTAATTTTGAAATCATAGAGCCGTCCGCCTCTTTCGTTGCTTGGTTTTGCAATGAGTCTCTAATTTGCTCAAGGACGTTTAACTGCTTCTCGTCAACTGACACTTTCCCTGTTTGCAGGTCTGCCAGCTCGTTTAGCTTCGCAGCAGTCTCAGCTCTTGCAACATTGTAATCAATTAGCGAAGAGAAATCACTTTTAGAAGGAGTCAGCGATTTCAAATCCAAAGCCTCAGCCAAACTAAAATCGCCCAATCTAGCAGCAGCCACCGCTGAATCTAGAGCAACCTTTTCCACCGCAAAGCTAACATCAAATAGTGACTCTGCCGCCTCTCGGTATCTCCCTGCGGTGTTATCTAGCAATTTGTAATAAGCGTCTGCCGTGCCTGTTACTTTTAACAGAGTTGCAATCTGCTCTTGTCCCGCTTCCGTTGTTCCATCCAGCGATGACATTAAATCAAACAAACCCTCGGATGTGCTTGGTAGTGACAGCCCAACATCACGAAGAGCTCCAACCAATGACTCTTGATAGATGTTTAGTTTTGTTGTGTCGCTAGCAAACGCATCGGTAAACGATGAGACTTGCTCAGCTAACGCCTCAGCTCCACCAGCGAAATTAGCCAAGTTATCAGCAGCGATAGCAAACGCTCTAGGGTCTGCCACCTTGTCGGCGAACGTCACACCGAAGTTATCAATCAAGTATTCAGCGATTGATGTTTGAGTTGCTACGCGAGATAGCGTCTCGCCAAGCTCCTCACCAGCAACTTGAAGCTCTCTAATAAATGGGATAACACTAACAGATAGATTGTTAAAAACTCTGCTAAAGTATGCTTCTATCTCTTTTTGTTGACGACTAGCACTTAGCCCTTTGAGTGATATTGTCTGGGTTGAAATCCTGAATGAGTTGATTCTCTTTTCAATTTCATCCTGACTAATACCTAAAATGTCAGCACCAGCCGCAACCGAGTCGGCTATTGATTCAAAAACTAAAGAGAATTGGTTTCCTACCGAGTTACCAGCGTCAATAAACTTGGTTTTTGTTTTGCTGCTACCAAATCTCCATTTTTTATATTTAACCTTCTGGAATGCTTGAACGGTTACATCGTCCATTAGCTGGGATAGAGACCCGCCAATAATCCTGATACCCTCATCTTTTACTTTTGATGAGCCACCAAGCAGGCCGCCAATGGACTTGAATATGCTACTACCAACACTTCCCAAGAAGTTGAATGTAAACTTATTGAATATGTCGAGCGCGTCAGTCAAGAAGCTGCCAAGGCCAGTAGACGTTAGCAGGTTATCAAGAATGCCAAGGCCGCCAATATCAATTGACGCTTTTGCTCTATCCCTAGCAACCATTCCAGACGCGCCAGTAATGCCATTTTGAACGGTCTTTAGCGCGTTTAGCATCTTAGTGTTAATGCCGACTAGCTTATCGGTAGCGTCTGCGGTCGTTTTAGTGGCTATAGAGATTGAGTCCGCTTTTTCACCTAAATCATCAAGGTTTTGGTTAGCTTGAATCTCTGCGCTAATGTCATCACCAAGACCTTTGTCGAAAGTGGTAAGCAAGCTCGCACCGGATGCGATCGCACCTGCAATATTACCAGTCGCCAGCGATTGAGTGATACTTAACGCTGCAATGGCTCTCTCTAGCTCTTTGAATGAGTCCGAGCCGTCCTTAGAAAGCATTTGAATAGCAGTGAGGTACTCCATAGCACCGCTTGCCAACCCCTCGTATGGGTTGACGTCTGAATCCTTCGCTACGTCTTTAAAGCTAGCAATTTGCTCTTCAAGTTGCTTTATTCTTGCCGTTGCTACATCTTCATCAATATCACCAGCAAACATAGCAAGCCAAAGGTCGTAGATTTCCTCTTGCAGCTTGATTGTTGGGTCAACTGCATTTTTAACCTGTTCAATCCATCTTGAGTAGGCTTGTGCTTGTTTGTCTGCCGCGCGCTGAATCGCCTCAGCCTCTCTTTCCGCCTCTCTTGCTGCTTTCTCTCGCTCAACCCTAGCATCTCGTTGGGCTTTTTCCTCCGCTCTTATTGCGTTCAGCTTCCTGTAGTAGGCATCAATGGCGGACTCTATCTTTTCCTTTTCTGCTTCAGTGGCATCAGCGCCAGCCGCTTGCATTGCGATGTTTTTCGCCATTTGAACTTCGTCAGCGTGAAGTGCTTCGGTTTTCATGACAAACGAATCGATTATATCGTTAACGGCTGACTCTGAATTATTTAGAATTCCGTCAAGGTCTCCCATCGCCTCTTTCAGCAGAGTTAGCACTGACTCTGATTTTTCTGTTGTCAGCGCCATTGCGTTAAGTTGAACTGCTAGAGACTGAAATTCTTTTGTAGCTCCTTTAGCGCTAAGTGATACTTCACTAAATGTATTAGCAAGGTCTGAAACGCTACCACCTGAGCGGAATTGAGATACAGCCCTGATTAATTGAATCGACTGCTCGGTTGTTGTTCCAAGGCTGTTATTTAAAGACTTTGAGAACGATTTAACTTGAGTTAATCCAGTGGCGTAAAGATTTGTAGTTTCTATTAACTCGGACGCAGACAGGCCTGTGCGCCCCATCGCTGCGTTTAGCTTGTCAATCATGTCAGGGGTTGACACAACGTCAAAGCCATTAAACAAATCATCCAGCTCAGATACCGCGTCACTCGCTGACTCTCTGGCTAGATTGATGGCTTGTGTTGCCTCTGTGATTGATAGCGCAATTTGAGCGTTTGCGGCTGTTTCTGAAACTTTAGCAAGACGTGCAATTTCTTCGGTCAGCGTAAATGTCCCGCCAGCCGTCTGAACCGCCACCTTATCAATAGCCTCTAGTGTTTCTTTTAACTTATCTGTTGCATCGTCAGCATCAAAAAGCGATGGCAATAAAACTGTACCAAGAGACGCAGCTATACCAGTGATAGCACCAAGTAGCGGAGCGCCAAGAACAATACCCAAGTCAGCCGCTTGTTGCGACATTGCTACCAATGGACTTGTGCCCATCTGCACCTGACCAACGAATTGTTGAATTTGAATACCAGCTTGACCGGCTGATTTTCCTATTGAACCAAGAGCGCTACTAGTTTTCTTTTCGGCAGACTCCGCTACCTTTCCCATTTTATTAAATCGGTTGTAACCTTTTTCTATTTGACTTGTATCAACCTTAAAACCAACATTAACTATATCCGCCATGTTTGAGATTTCCCATTCTGTGACTGTGCTCACAGTATAACCTATCACGGGTTGTTATTATATTTTGGTGATTAACTAGACGGGATTAAACGATGACAGTACATAAGCATGCTGAGATGATTAAAGCTAAAGCGGATAACATGGATTTGGTGGTTTTTTGTAGAGATAGCTACGACATCGACAATCCATGGTGTGAAACCAGCCAACTGCCAATTCAGGATGAGTTTGATTATTTCCTCTGCCTACCGCGGTACAAAAAAGAATGTTTACATTGGTTAAATGGTGGCTTAGCTTCTTGTAACACATCATCCGTAGTTGAGTATCTTTTGCCGCACTCAGAGTATAAATGGTCTACAGCGCACCACTTTATGTGTGACGGTGAGATTTTGGAATTGATAAAAACACAAAGCCCCAACTAAGGGGCTTTATTTATTTTCGTGCTTTCAATTGGATTCACAGATAGCAATTGAAGCTCAAGCATTGGTTTATCTTCAAATCGGTACGGACATTCGCACATCACATCGTCAAACATGTTTTTTGCTAACACGTACATTCGTGACATAGCATGAACAATCAAAGCTTCCCATTCAGACAACCCGTTTAGATTCCTGTAGCTTTCCACCTCTTGCCAATCTAGCTGCTTAATGCCAAAGCCGTTAGAGCTTACTTTCCCGCAATCATTCCAGTGCTCGGCGATGTATGATGCTTTTTCCAAGTCTGGCAATTTGGCAATTAATGAATGCGAGCCGAAATACTCGAGTTTTGTTTTGCTTTCCTTTTTATCCCTGCCAGCGCTAACTTTAACGGATGAGTTTAGCCATCCAATATGCGCAGCGTATAGCAAACAGCTATCAGCTACGCGATAGTAAAAGCCTCTTTATCCTTAAATGCCTCTCGAACTTGGTGCAGTACGTGGTAGTTTTCTACCTGCGAGATAACAAAGCGAAGGTAGTCAACGTTAAACTCTAAAGGCTCATTGTCTTCATTAAAGAAACCTTCCCAATCGATCGCCATCTCAACAATGAAATCAATTGCCAAGTCTTCAGCTTGCATGAATGCATTCATTACTTCGGTTTCAACTTGCTCTAGCGTTAGCTCGCTCTCACCTTTTGCAAGCTCTTCGTATTCTTTCTGCTTGCCCTCTTTTAGGCGAGACAGGCGCACGTTCATCTTCATAAATGCTTTGCGGAATACGTCACCATGGATAGATTTGAACTTAATGCGCACAGGTTTTTTATTTTTATCGTCTGCGTACATCTCGTTGCCGTCAGCGTCTTTGATGTGAAGCCACAAATCAGGTGCTTCACGATGCTTCATGTTAACTACGTTAAAAGTCATTTGATTCCTCTCTTAATCAAATAATGAAAAAAATGCGCCCCGCAAAATGAGAGGCGCAGGACGCATGAAATTAAGGTGTTACAACGTCAATTACTGCGTTATCAAGCTCAAGCGATGTTTCTGCCTGTACGATTGCTTGAGGGTCAGTTGTGTAACTGGTCACAATGCAAGTACCGTATTGAGTCAGGCCAGTGCCAGCAGGGTGTTCTAGCTTATAGCTAAATACCTTGCCTTTATCTGCACCGTCAAAGCCAGACTTTAGCAACACCTGACCGTCATCATCAGATACACGAGCCATGCCGATTGTGATTGTGCCGAAATCGGTAAAGCCTTTGCGCTTGACGGTGTTGCCTGATTTAAGGACGTTAAACGTACTAACTTCAGTTGAACCACCGAATGAGCTGATTGAACCAACCAAGCCAACCTCAGTGAATGTAAGCGCAGCGAAACCCGTATCATCATAGGTTGCTGGCGTTGTTGCTGATAC